CACCTTGGCCCTTGGTTATTGGGCACTGTAAAAAACACAACTGGCACAACTGCTGGTACGATTCAAAATACTGGCGCAACACTGGTTTGTCAGACTGTCCAGTTAAACATGGTGGGCGCTACTTCTGCCACCGCCATTACTTGTTTTACATTACCCGCTGGCTCACATATTGTTGACGTAATTGTTGATACCTTGACTACTTTGTCAGGCACAGTTACAGCCGCAGTAATGACCATTGGGGACGGTACAACTGCTAACTTGTATTATCCTTCAACGACTATCTTGACTGCTGGTCGTCAAAGCCCAACGCTTACAACCACCCAAGTAACAGCTTATGCTGGCGCTTCTAGTACCGCAGCTCCTAATGGGATTGGTATTGGTAGTACTGACGTAATTGTGTCCGCAACTCCAACATTTACCACAGGCGCTCCAAGCACTGCTGGTATTGTTCAGATTACGTTCCGTTACATGGTAGCCAATTCAAACGGTGCATTAACGCCTTCTGCCACACAGAACTAATTAGGAGCATCACATGACGATGCAAACAGACGTTAAAAGCGCACACCTTAGTGCGGCTGGTTCTTACTATACAGGGCGTACTCGTTTACGTGGTTTTGTTGTGGCTCCGAAAGCCAGTACAGCAGCCACGTTTGAAATTCGAGATGGTGGTGCTTCGGCTGAGGTTTTATACACAATGGACATAGCAAGCCTTGGCACACCAAATACGACTTCCGTGTTAATTCCCGGAGAAGGTATTTTGGCTTCTACTGGGTTGTATTTGACAACAAGTACGGGTACTGTAACTGGCATAACGGTGTTTTATGGCTAAGAAAAAAGGCCCCGTCCTATCAGTTGGAAGAGGCGAGAAATTGCCAATATCCAAGGGAGCGGGATTAACCGCCAAAGGTCGTGCCAAGTACAACGCAGCTACAGGTAGCAACCTTAAGGCTCCACAGCCAGAAGGTGGCCCACGCAAGAAATCTTTTTGCGCTCGTATGTCGGGTATGCCCGGCCCAATGAAAGACGAAAAGGGCAAACCTACCCGCAAGGCGGCAGCTCTTTCAAGATGGAAATGTTAGGAGTACAAAATGGCTGATACACGTTCAGAAACACGTAAAAGATTTGATACAGAGTTTGCCGCAGCGCGTAAACGTGGGGATAAAACTTTTGATTTTGATGGTAGATCAATTGCTGTTAAATTGGCTGACGAAACGCCTCAGTTGTCAAACAAAGGAATGACAATGCCTTCTAGCGCAAAAAAATTGCGTGATACAGGCTACGACGCATCTGGCAATCCAGCCCCTTTAAGAAACATTCCCACGCTTTCTAACAAAGTTGAAAAAGAAGATTTAATGGAAAAAGAAAGAATTAGAAATGCGTTAATGCGTGCAAGTATTTATTTAGATGAAGGCGAAACAGTCATGAAACGTGGCGGTAAAGTCAAATCTTCAGCATCAAGCCGTGGGGATGGCATAGCCACCAAAGGGTTTACTAAAGGTAGGTACATATAATGGATAACCACGACGTAAAAGTAATGACCGATGGAGCCGCAGTAGTCGTAGGATTAGGTGGTTTTATGGAATGGTTTCCCCCTGTGGTGGGGCTTGTTGGTGGCGTACTGACCATCGTGTGGTTGTGCTTGCGTATTTGGGAAACCGATACGGTTAAGGCTTGGAGAAAGTAATGCCCAGTACCAGTGGCAAACAGCATCGTTTTATGGAAGCAATTGCGCATAACAAAGCTTTTGCAAAGAAGGTAGGCGTTCCACAATCTGTGGGACAAGATTTTTCAAACGCCGATAAAGGCAAAAAATTCTCAAAAGGTGGTGATACTATGGCTTCAAAAATGAACCCCGGCTTCATGGCAATGATGGCTAAGAAAAAAGGTATGAGCAAAATGGCAAACGGTGGAATGACTTCCGCAAAAATGGGTTCTGTAAAAACTGCTTCTCCTAGCCGTGATGGTCTTGCTACCAAAGGCAAAACCAAAGGCACCATGATTACTATGAACAAGGGCGGAAAAGCCTCTTAAGGAGCTAATCATGGCTGACAAAGACCAAGAATACAAAGACACAATGCGGCTGCGAAAAGCAGTTCAAACCGGGATTGACAAAAAGCCTAACAGTGATCGCCTTAACATGGGCACGTACGTACCGGGTTTTGAGGAAGGTCGTACCATTGATGTTGAAGACGGCATGAAAGGTCTTCGGGAGGCAGAAAACGAGTTAAAACGTGAATCTTCTCGCGGCGATAAAGTCAAGAAGATGGCTTCTGGTGGTTCTGCTTCTTCTCGCGCTGATGGAATTGCTCAACGAGGTAAAACTCGTGGAAAGATGTGCTAAATCATGATGGCATCCCGTGGAATGGGGGATATCGCCCCCTCTAAAATGCCCAAGGGCAAGCGTAAAGCTCGCCGGGATGACACTGACTTTACCCAGTATGCTAAAGGCGGAAAGACGGCGCAGTACATGCGGTTTTCTGAAACAGGAGAACCCGTGGGTATGACCCCAGTTGGGTGGAAACCTAAAAAAAGTAAAAAATAATGACCACTTCAAGCGTTTCTGCTTTCAATCTTGACCTTTCTGAGATGGTGGAAGAGGCGTTTGAACGTGCGGGTTCTGAGATGCGTACGGGTTATGACCTTAGAACTGCCCGCAGGTCGATGAATTTAATGTTTGCTGACTGGGCAAACCGTGGCGTCAACATGTGGACGTTTGAGCAAGACATGATTACGCTTGTTCAAGGCCAGCCAACCTATGCTTTGCCTGACGATACGGTGGATTTGTTGGAACATGTCATCAGAACCAACGCAAACAACACCAGCAATCAAGCAGATTTGACCATTACGCGTATCAGCGTATCCACTTACGCCACAATCCCCAACAAATTAACGCAAGGACGCCCCATCCAGATATGGATTCAGCGTTTATCTGCACAAGAGTCCCTTTTGCCGGGCACTTTGCAAGCGGCAATCACCACAACAACCACTTCTATTCCAATTACCTCCTTGGTCAACGTGCCAAACGCAGGTTTTGTCAAAATTGGAAGTGAATTGATAGCATTTAATGAGTATCAAGCGGCCACATCTACTGCGCCAGCGTATCTTTTGAATTGTGTACGTGGTCAAAGCAATACAACAGCCGCCGCACACAGTGTTGGCGACTTGATCTACTACTCTCAAAAGCAAAGCGTGACCGTTTGGCCAACTCCTGATGGGTCACAGTCCTACCAGTTGGTTTATTGGCGTATGCGTCGCCTACAGGACGCTGGCAACGGCGTAAATACAATGGATGTGCCGTTTAGGTTCATTCCTTGCCTAGCCGCGGGCTTGGCTTACTACATTGCGCTTAAAGTACCCAATGGTTTGGAGCGTTTGACGGTTTTAAAGTCTCAATATGACGAGGCATGGAACAATGCGGCGCAGGAGGATCAAGAGAAAGCGGCTGTCAGGTTTGTGCCTAGACAGATGTACATCGGTGGTGGCTCTTAATGGGCAATAAGTTTTCCTCCGGCAAGAATGCGATTGCGGAGTGTGATCGATGTGGTTTTCGCTTTAAGTTGAAGGAACTTAAAAGAGAGATCATCAAGACAAAAGTTTACAATCTTTTGGTATGTCCTCAGTGTTGGGACCCAGATCAGCCACAGTTGCAGTTGGGTATGTATCCAGTTGATGACCCACAGGCTGTCAGGAATCCAAGACCAGATTTAAGTTATGTTGCTTCTGGACTTACAAGTACTGGAACGCAAGGTGAGGGTAGTCGAGTATTTCAATGGGGCTGGGCCCCAGTAGGTGGAGCTAGTAGTTTTGATGCGGTTTTAACGCCAAACTACTTGATGCCAGAAGTGCAAGTTGGTACAGTTACGATAGTTACAACGTAGGAGTTAATGATGGACAAAGAAGACACGAAACAAGACAAGGCTATGATTAAAAAAGCCTTTAAACAGCACGATTCACAAGAGCATAAAGGCGGTAAGGGTACTAAACTCAAACTTGCCGCTGGTGGTGTTACCAGTAAAGCAATGATGACAATGGGTCGCAACATGGCTCGTGCAGCCAATCAACGCAATACTGGAAGGGGTCGATAATGGCTAAGATTAACAATTTACCCGCATCTGCTTATGCAGCCCCTCACACCATGAGCGGTAAAAAAGTGGGCATCAGTGAGACCACTGGCCCAAGCAACAAGAAGTACATGAAAGACGCCAACGTGTCTGTTGCCAATACCCACAGCAATGAATATCCCGGTGTTAAAACATCAGGCATCAAAGTGCGTGGTACAGGTGCAGCAACTAAAGGTTTAATGGCTAGAGGGCCAATGGCTTAAGCATGAACTATACGCAGTTAAAGGCGGCAATTCAAGAGTACACCCAAAACTACGAAACTACTTTCGTAGCGGATTTGCCTGTCTTTATCACGCAAGCTGAACAGCGCATATACAACTCTGTTCAGTTTCCTTCCATTCGTAAAAATGTGACGGGTATTTTGACAGCTAACAATAAGTATTTGAGCTGTCCTCTTGATTATTTGTCCACGTATTCTTTAGCTATCTATACAGCTCCGGGAACGGCACCAACAGCTTCCGGCACAGCAGGCGCGTTTACCATAACTGTATCAAGCCCTTCAGGAATTGTAGTAGGCCAGTACGTAACAGGCACAGGCATTGGTACTGGCGCATACGTAACAGCTATATCTACAAATACTATTTCTTTGTCAATAGCCAATAGTGCTACGGTATCTGGAGCAATCACTTTCCAAGGCGAGTATTTGTATTTGCTTAACAAAGATGTTAATTTTATTAGGCAAGCGTATCCAACGCCTACTTCTACGGGTACACCCCAATACTACGCTTTGTTTGGCCCTGCAATTGTAAATAGTGTAATTACCAATGAGTTGACGTTTATTTTAGGGCCAACTCCAGATGCTAACTATAACGCTGAGTTGCATTATTACTATTATCCTGAGTCTATTACAGTTGCCACCAGTGGTACGACTTGGCTTGGTGACAATTTTGATACTGTGCTACTGTATGCTTCCTTGGTCGAGGCTTATACCTTTATGAAAGGTGAGACCGACATGATGACTTTGTACAACACCAAGTTCATGGAAGCTCTTGCATTGGCTAAACGTCTGGGCGATGGTCTGGAGCGTCAGGATGCTTATCGTACTCCTCAGTTTAGGCAAGGGGTTAACTGATGTCTTTATACCAAACGGCTACTACCAGCTTTAAGGTTCAGTTAGCTCAAGGTTTACATAACTTTGGGCCAACCAGCCCCAATACGTTCTATATTGCTTTGTTTACTGCAAACGCCACAATCAATGCCGCCACTCCTACGTACAGCACAGCCCTTGTTGGGGAGGTTGTAGGCACAGGTTACACGCAAGGCGGCCAACCTTTAACGATTGTTACAACACCCACATCAGGTGA